GAAGGGCCCATACGTTCCACTACAGATGGTTCGTGCAGTTGGAGAGAACAGCTTCCAGCCAAAAATCGGATTTAAGACTCGTTACGGAATCGTTGCGAACCCATTTGCCGATGGTAAAGGTCAAGGTATGGGTAACCTCCATATTAACGCTAACCGTTATTACAGACGTGTTGCTGTTAAGAACCTTATGTAAGCGAGACGCTTATATTTCCACAAAGACTCTCCTTCGGGAGGGTCTTTTTTTTGCCTAAATACTTAAAAAACTTGGAATGGCTAGTATATACGATAAACAGATAAAGAATAGGAATTTTTTATCACCTACTGGTTTTAAATTTATTATAGATAAAGCACCTAAGGTGTCTTTCTTTGGTAATCAGGTTAACATACCTCAGATGACTCTTGGTGTTGCTGAACAACCAACATACTTAAGAGATATTCCTCTACCAGGAGATAAGATTCAATTTGAAGATTTTACTTTAAGATTTTTGGTTGATGAGGATCTATCCAATTATATGGAAATTTTTAGTTGGATAAGAGCATTAGGTTTTCCAGAAAGTTTAGAAGAGATTTATGCATGGCAAAAGAAAGATTTTGATATAGCACAACCTGATAAATCTACAGAAAGTTTTTATTCAGATGGAACATTAGAAATTTTAACTAGTTCTCAAAATCCAAACTTTAAAATAAAATTTCAAAATTTATGGCCCACAACATTATCTACTTTGGAATTTGATGCAACTGAGGAAGATATATCTTACTTGACAGCAGACGTTACTTTCAAGTATACTTTATATAATATAACCAATTTATCTGGCACTAAACTATGAGTGTAACTCTTGATTCTATTCAAGAGATGTGGGAAAAAGATGCAGAAATAGACAGAGATAATCTACATGATGAGTCATTAAATATCCCCTCTCTTCATGCGAAGTATTTTGAATTATATAATACAATTTTCTTATTAAGAAAGAAAGCAGAGCAACAAAGAAAGAACATCCGTCATGAACGGTATGAGTATTTTAGTGGGAAAGCAGATCCTGATGTGTATATAGAAAATCCCTTTCCAAAGAAGATAAGAGATAAGGATACTATGACTAAGTATCTTGATGCAGATGAGAAACTTTCTAATTCAAATTTAAAGATTGACTATTATGATACAATGTTAGTATACCTTGAAAGTATTCTTAAGGTAATACAGAATAGAACATATCAAATTAAGAATGCAATTGAGTTTATGAGATTCAATTCTGGACTGGGTTGACAATACTTAATAAATACCCATAGATGTATGGGTCTATGTGATTGACAGTACAGCCAATCTTGTTATATCCAAGGCAAACGAAGTATTTTTAAAAATTGATTCAGAACCTCATATTGAGTATGAATTAAGAGATCACTTTACTTTTGAGGTAGAGGGTGCAAAGTTTATGCCACAATATCGGAATAGGAATTGGAATGGAGAGATCCACCTATTTGATTTGAGGACAAAGAAGATTTATGTGGGATTGTTGGATAAAATAATTGCGTTCTGCGAAAGACACGATTATACATATAAGTTTGCGGATAATGAATATTACGGATCTCCATTTGAGATTAATGATGGGATATCATATGCTGGTGTGAAAGATTATATGAGTTCTATTTGCAGTCATCAACCAAGGAAATACCAAGTAGAGGGAGTATACGATGCCTTAAGACATAATAGAAAGCTATTGATATCACCCACTGCTTCAGGCAAATCTTTGATGATATATTCTCTTGTAAGATATTATGTTGAGAAAGAACAAAAAATCCTTTTAGTTGTTCCAACGACATCTCTCGTAGAACAGATGTATAAGGACTTTTTAGATTATGGTTGGGATGCTGAGTCATATTGTCACAAGATATATGCAGGGAAAGAAAAAACAAACGAATTTCCAGTTACAATTACTACTTGGCAATCAGTCTATAAACTAGAACGTTCATTTTTTGAAGATTATAATGTAGTTATAGGAGATGAAGCCCACCTATTTAAGTCGAAGTCACTTATATCTATAATGACTAAGTTACATCATGCTAAGTATAGATTTGGATTCACTGGAACATTAGACGGCACACAGACGCATAAGTGGGTCTTAGAGGGATTGTTTGGTCCCTCATACAAAGTAACCAAAACAGAAGAACTAATGAGACAAGGACATCTTTCTCAATTAGATATTCAGTGTATTGTACTTAAACATCCAGAGAAGAAATTTGAAACATATCAAGATGAAATTGAATATCTTATAACTCATGAACAAAGAAATAAATTTATTAAAAATCTTTCATTAGACTTAAAAGGAAATACTCTTGTTTTATTCTCTAGAGTTGAAGCACATGGACAGGTGCTTTACGATTTAATAAATAATAATAAGAAAGGTGATCGTAAAGTATTTTTTATTCATGGTGGTGTAGACACTAGTGAAAGAGAATTGGTTAGAGAAATCACAGAGGAGGAATCAAATGCGATCATCATTGCGAGTTATGGTACTTTTAGTACTGGGATTAACATTAAGCGGCTGCACAATATCATCTTCGCCAGTCCCTCCAAATCAAGGATTAGGAATCTCCAGTCCATCGGCAGGGTCTTAAGAAAAGGAAAAGACAAAGTGAAAGCCACTCTATATGATATCTCTGATGATTGTACATATAAATCTAAGAGAAATTATACTCTTAATCACCTCATTGAAAGAATTAAAATTTATAACGAAGAAAATTTTAACTATGAGATAATAACTATTCAACTAAAAAAATGATAGACGACGATTTTTATGCTACACTTAAATTAAAATCAGGAGAAGAAATCTTTTGTAAGATTGCTCCTACTGAAGAAGAGAATGAAATTATGCTATTAGTTTCTAATCCAATTATAGTTCATGAAGTAAAAGGAAGAGTTGGAATTGTAGGATATAAAATAGAACCTTGGTTAAAAACTACCACAGAAGATATGTTTTTAATTAATATGAATGATGTCCTTACTATGTCAGAATCAAATGATATTGAAATGATTACTATGCATCAAAACTATATAAAAAATAATAGTTTAAGTTCAGATGGTAGTAGTAAATATAAATTAGATAGAAAAATGGGTTATATAGCTAATATTAAGGATGCTAAAAGTATTTTAGAAAAGATATATAAAACTAAGTAGCTATTTCTTCTGAACCTCCACAGAGTTATCATACTTAGTATTTAAGAACTTGTCAAGTCCATGTGGAAATGCTATAATAATACATAGTAGTGATAAAGACTCATGGCAATAATTAGACCTATGGCTAAAAGAAAAAGGTCGGAGCACTATGTAAATAACAAAGAATTTCTTGCTGCTTTAATAAAGTATCGTGAGGATGTTGAGATCGCACGACTGCAAGATAAAACTAAGCCAGTTATACCAAGGTACATAGGTGAGTGCTTTTTAAAAATTGCTAATCATTTATCATTTAAACCAAACTTTGTCAATTACATGTTTAAGGAGGATATGATCTCTGATGGAATCGAAAATTGCGTTCAGTACATACATAATTTTGATCCTGAGAAATCCCGTAATCCTTTTGCATACTTTACGCAGATTATACATTATGCATTTCTCCGCAGAATACAAAGAGAAAAACGACAATTAGAAATTAAGAATAAGATTTTAGAGAAGTCTGGTTATTCAGAAGTGTTTGATGACAGTAATAAGATTGACGGTGACAACTATTCAGACTATAATTCAATCAAAGATGCTGTACATGCAAAACTTCGTAATTAATGAAAGTTGCAATTATAACAGATCAGCACTTTGGGTGTCGTAAAAATTCTAAGCTTTTTCACGATTATTTTCTGAAGTTCTATAAAAATGTTTTCTTCCCTACTTTGGAGAAGGAAGGTATCACTACTGTTATTGATATGGGTGATACTTTTGATAGTAGGAAGGGAATTGATTTTGCTGCACTGTCGTGGGCTAAGGATCATTATTTTGATAAATTAAAAGAATTAGGATGCACTGTCCATACTATTGTGGGTAATCATACAGCCTACTATAAGAATACAAATGATATAAATGCAATAGATTTATTATTGAGAGAGTATGATAATATTCCAATATATTCAGAAACAACATCTATAATGATAGATGGATTGAATATTCTTCTTGTACCTTGGATTAATAAGGAGAATGAAGAGAAGAGTGTTGCTATGATCAAGAAGTCTAGAGCATCTGTCTGTATGGGTCATCTTGAATTAAATGGATTCAGAGCAACTCCAGGTCATTTGATGGAACATGGAATGGAATGGGATATATACAAGAAATTTAAAAAGACATTCTCTGGACATTATCATTGCAGATCTAATCAGGATAACATTTATTATTTGGGTAACCCTTATGAGATGTTCTGGAATGATGTAGACGATGAGAATAGAGGATTTCATATTTTTGATACAGAGACACTAGAACATACTCCTGTTAATAATCCATATAGACTTCATAAAATAATTTATTATAATGATCAAGATTATCAGTTGTTTGATGCAAGAGAATTAGAAGATAAGATAGTAAAGGTAGTGGTAAGGAAAAAGAGTAATCAGGTAAAATTTGAAAAATTTATCGATAAGTTGTATAATGCTAATGTGGCTGAGTTGAAGGTAGTGGAGAATTTTATTCTTCATGATGCAGAAAACTTTGAAGCATTTGAATCAGAAGATACTCTTTCTATCCTTAATAGGTATGTGGAAGAAGCACAGGTTGATTTGGATAGATCAAGGATTCAGAAAATGCTTCAAGATACTTATCAAGAAGCATGTGAGTTAATATAATGTTTATTTTAACCATTGAAGGAAAGGAGAGAGAGGGTGCATATGCGGTAGCGGATAAAGGAGGAGGTCAGATTTTATATCTTTTTGAAGAAGAAGACGATGCTGACAGATATGCTATGATGTTAGAGGATGAGGGTTATCCAGATATGAATGTAGTTGAAGTTGATGAAGAATTAATGATTAAAACTTGTCATATTCATGGTCACGAATATGCCGTTATTACTAAAAATGACATTGTAATACCACCTGAAAAACATGATTTTATTTGAGAAGATTCGCTGGAAAAACTTTTTAAGTACTGGCAATCATTATAGTGAAGTAAAATTTAATGAACACGCAACAACCCTAATTATTGGTTCTAATGGGGCTGGGAAGAGTACTGTATTGGATGCTCTTACTTTTAGTTTATTTGGTAAACCATTTCGTAAGATTAATAAGGGACAATTAATTAATAGTTCTAATGAAAAAGATTGTAAGGTAGAGGTGGAGTTTTCTATTGGTGATATTGAATGGAAAGTAGTAAGAGGAATAAAACCAAATACATTTGAGATTTGGAAGGATGGTAATTGTCTAGATCAATTCTCTAATGCTAATGATCAGCAGAAGTGGTTAGAGCAGAATGTTCTGAAGATGAATTATAAGTCCTTTACTCAGATTGTAATTCTAGGATCTACTAATTTCGTTCCTTTTATGCAGTTGACAGCTACCCATAGAAGAGAAGTTATTGAAGATCTATTAGATATTAAAATCTTTTCATCTATGAATAATATCATTAGGGATAAGATTAAATTAGTCAGAGATGAGATTAGGACACTAGATCTTAAGAAAGAATCTTTAAATGATAAAGTAGAGATGCAAACCAATTGGATCAAGGAATTAGAATCCGAAAGTAAAGGAAGGATAGATGAGAGTCGGGAAAAAATTAATATTCTTTTTGAAGAATCTGATAACTATGTTAAAATAAATGAAGAACTTGAGAATGATGTTCATGACCTAACAAAAGAACAAGAGAAAGTAACAGGTGCTACAGAAAAGTTAAGAACACTTGGAGGGTTAAAAGGTAAAATATCACAAAAGGTAACAACGATTACTAAAGAGCATAAGTTTTTTACAGAGAACACGGTTTGCCCTACATGTCATCAAGACATTCAAGAGGACTTTAGACTAAATAAAATCGAAGATGCTCAAAATAAAGCAAAAGAGTTGCAATCTGGTTATAAAGAACTAGAGGAGGCAATTAAAAAGGAGGAAGAGCGAGAGCATCACTTTACAAACTTATCTAAGGAGATTACTACACTAACGCATGGCATTTCTAAAAACAATACTCGTATCTCTGGGTGTCAACGACAAGTCAGAGATTTGGAATCGGAAATTCAAACTATTACCGACAAACTTGCAAACAGAAATACTGAGCATGAGAAATTAGAATCTTTTCAGAATAGATTAGCAGAGACATATGAGGCATTAGCCTCAGAAAAAGAAACCATTCAATACCATAATTTTAATTATGGGTTACTCAAGGATGGTGGAGTTAAGTCCAAAATCATAAAGAAGTATTTGCCATTGATCAATCAGCAGGTAAATAGGTATCTTCAGATGATGGACTTTTATATTAACTTTACATTGGATGAGGAGTTCAACGAGACTGTCCAATCTCCTATCCATGAAGATTTTTCATATGCCTCCTTTAGTGAAGGGGAGAAGATGCGGATCGATTTAGCACTTCTATTCACTTGGAGAGAGGTAGCACGGTTTAAAAATTCTGTCAACACCAATCTCCTCATCATGGATGAGGTGTTTGATTCCTCACTTGATGGGTTCGGAACGGAAGAATTCCTTAAGATTATCCGTTTTGTGATCAAAGATGCTAACGTTTTTGTCATAAGTCACAAGACAGGTATGGACGATAGGTTCGATAGTGTGCTAAAATTTGAGAAAGTAAAAGGATTCAGCAGGTTAACCTCATGATCGGAATTGTTGGTAATGGTTTCGTTGGCAATGCAGTTTACCAGAACGTAAGAGATAAAGCTCCAACCAAGGTCTATGACGTAGACCCTAATAGATC